TAATCAACATTAGAACTACTACTGCAGACATTAGATAATATCTCATAGCTCTGTTGATGTCACTCCAACGTAAATGCAGAAATCCGGCGGTGACTAATTTTCCAATTTCTAGGACACCTGCCATAATTACCACAGGCCAAAATGATCCAGCAAAGATAGTTGCTAGACCAATGACACTGAAGTATGCTGCAACACCTGCTACAAGCAATGATGTTGCGAAAGTAATTTGATTAATCATTTAAGACTTGTTGTAGTTTTAGCTTGAACTGATCTATCTTGACTGATCTGTTCGGCCAATATATATACTCTTTGTCTTCGTTTGATTGTAGATTGTTAAGTAATGGAATAACGGCATCATATATTGCTTCTGCTTTATTCTTCCACTCATCAGCTTGTGCTTGCCATTGAGAGGCAGTAGAAGTAGCTTGTGCAACTTCTTGCTTAACAGAAGTAACCGCATCAAGTTCATCTGCATCGACTACACTAAAGCCAAAGTCAAAATTACTTAAGTCTGTTATTGTTTTATTTGCCATGTTTTTACCTCGTAGTTGTATTTATACAAAGAAATCTAGCAGATCCGCTTGTTTCTCTAGTCTCCAACCAATAGCTTCACATATGTTATTCAATGGTTCTTTGAAAGATTTAGCGAATTGTTTCTCATAATCAACATACTCATCCAATCCAAGTTCAGGTGGAAGTACACTAGGAACAGCAAATACATTCTCTCTTACTGGATTAGGTAGTTTCATATAACAAAACTTAATCTTTTCACCTTCGTATATTGATTCAAATTTCTTTGTTAGTTTCTTTTCTTTGAGCATGTGATTGTATAGTAATGCTCCTCTCACATGAATAGGAGTTCCTTTCTTGTAGATATCACTTGCACTAGACCATTTGTTTACAAATCTACATCCTCTTGGAAATGCTACATCTTCGAATGGCATCTCTCTGAATCGTTTCTCAAACTCATCTACATATTCTCTCAAAGGTTTTTCACCTTCTCTCATTAGAACTTCTAGTGCTTCTTTGATAGCATCTCTACAAACTTTAGGAGTACTTGATCTTACAGATTCAATACCCATCATCTTAAGTTTAGGTTCTTCGTATCTAACTCCTTCAGAGTCATATACATTCATAATGTAATGTTTCTTTCCAGTCCATATAGCTTTGTCAGCAATGTTCTCTCGCTTCATAAACATCTTCTGTTCATAAGCACTTACATAGTCAGCAAGTTTTCTATAACATTTATCGATATAAGGTTCTAATGCTTCAGAGGCAACTTTGTCCAAGAAGTCAACCACTTTAATAGTGTCAGTTTGATCAATACCAGATTTGTTAACAAGTTCGTCGAGAACAATGTATAGAGAATCTGTATCGACTGCAACGACGTAGTCCTTTCCTTCTGTATCAAGTGTCTTGTTAAGATATTGGTTGATGAAAACTTCCATCCACTTAATCGATAGCTGGCCAGAAAGAGTAATTGACTCCGCATACTTAGTATCAAAAAATCTAAAGTATTGATTACCAAGAGCACCATAAGCCGAATTAAGTTGAATCTTTTTAGCCATTTGCATGTTGTTACACTTTGCAATCTCATATTCGAGTTCCTTTGTCTTTTTCTTTTCGTACTTCTTCTTAGCTTCAATCATTCGTGTCTTCCATTTCACACGATCGTTATACATAGTTTCCATTAACTTAGGTAGGAAACCTTGAAAGTCTTTTGTATACATTGCACCAGAACCACAAACAGTTACGTTGTGATCTTTCATAAACTTTTTGATATTGTCTTGTTGATACAGACCATTGATAATCTCATCAGCAGTAGGTCTTTGACCAATATGTCTTACATAAGTCTCAGGTGAGATATTGTATTGCATAATCAAGTGAGGATATAGACTGTTTAAGTCAAATGATACTACCCAGTTATGCATTCCAACTTGCGGATCTTTTACATAAGCACCTTCTACTTGATTCTCTTTATCAATTATCACTTTAGGTGGCACAACAGTATTCTTTTGCATTAAGAAGTTATGAATAATAACATCCCACATTCTCACAGAAGTAAGAGAGTCAACTAAGTTAACTCCAGCATCGTATGCAATAGTACATGCTTGTTCGATTAGTTTCATCTTATCATCTAATCGTTCTACAAGTACAACGTCTTTTATGTTATAGTCTAAGAACTTCTGATAGTCTTGTTTGTATAATTCGTTTAGTGATCCATATTCAGAATAGTCTAGTTTCTTTTCACCAAGCTCGGCTTGTCCAATATAATCTAATGCATAACTTTCTTGTTGAGTATATGTAAACTTCTTGTATAGATTCATATAATCAAAAGTAGTTACACCAACAATATCATAAGCATTAGGTTTAGCATTCTCTCCTTGTGCTTGAGTCTGAGCTGTAGGTATCAATCTACTTCTTACTATCTTCCATGGAGATAGTTCATTCATACTTTCTACAGATAGTCTTCTTTTGATTCTATTACACACATATGGAATATCAAACATCTCAATGTTCCATCCTGTTACAATATCTGGATTAAGTTTTTTCCATAGGTCAATAAACTTATGAAGTAAGTCTGTTTCTGTGACACACTTGATATAGATATCGTCACCACTAGTTTGATAATCTCCACAACCAAGAATATATGATTGACCTTTACATCTTACTGCAATAGATAGAATCTCTTTATCAGCTTCTGAGATGTTAGGGAATCCTTCATCAGACTTTGTCTCGATATCGAAGTTAAGTACTGACAATTGGTTTACGTCAAACTCTCTAGTAGGATATTCTTCGTTGATGTATGCATATGCAAATTGTTGCATACCATAGATTGGTTTGTTAGATACTTTATCGTTTTGTTGAATGAAGTCTCTTGCTTCTTTGATAGAGTTGAATCCTCTAGGTTCTACAACATCACCTTTGATAGTTTTGAATGGTGATTGTTTTACTGTATGAACAAATAGAGTAGGTTGATATGGTATTTCTCTTTGATGTTGAACGCCATCCTCAATATACCTTTCAAGGATTACGTTATTGTATTGTGTTACGTTTGTATAAAACTTCATGCGTTCTTCACTCTATCTCTTAATCCACTCGTACTGAATGAATGATCTCTACTATTATACACAATATCGATTTTATTGTCAACGCAATATTTCTTTCCTGTAAAATCTTTTTTGCGATAATCAGATCCTATAATGCGAACATTGATAGGTAGAGTCTTTAGAATATCTAAGACATCATCTTCAGTATTGTAGACGACAACTTCATCCACAAATCTACATGCAGTGATTTGCAGTTGTCGTTCAAAGATAGATTGAATCGGCTTGTTTTTCTCAGGTCTATCAACTGAGGGATCATTCTGTAATCCGACAATAAGGTAATCGCAATTTTGTTTAGCTTCAGCTAACATTGCTACATGACCAGCATGCAATAAATCCATACAACCAAAAGTTATACCGATTCTACCTTTGTCGCTAACGTCACCGTTTAGCCACTTTAACATAATTTAATCTTGTATAAATTCTTTATCGTCCGTCTCTAAACATTTTAGAGCTGCTAATTGTTCTTGTGCACTATGTAAAGTCTTTACTAAGCCATCAAGTGTTCCAGCCATATCAGGATGATCTGCTACACCATTAGGATTGTTAAGAAGTATATCAATATTTGCTTTAGCAACTAATACTTCTCCTTCGTATTTCTTTATCAATGCGTCTACTAATTTAGACATTTTCTAACCTCGACATAAGTCTTTCTGCTCTATTTGTTACCTGGTTGTACCATCTAGAGTCTCTGCCTTCGACAGCAGCTGTTTTCCAATCTCCAGCAAATAATGCTGCGTTGTGTTTATTAAATTTAGATAGTCTTGTAAGACCCATATTGAACATCATGTTTGCAACAATCTGTTTTACTTCTTGAGGATAGCCGTCCCAACCTTCATGTAATTTCTTACAATCAGATATAACTGACTCTACGTCCTTTTCAAAGCACTCATCGACTCGATCTTCTCCAACCGGCGTGCCAACAGCAGACCCATGTTCTGGGTCTCCTTCGAGGACAAGGTGCCCGATACCGAATGTAGGATAACCAAGGTGGTCGTGATAAATCTCATAGACCACTCCTTCATCAACTTTGAGTGTTTCTTTTAGCTGCTTTATATCTATTTCGTTTTTGTTTCTTCCGAACATCTTTTTTCTCCAGAATTTCTCTCCAAACATTTTGGATCCGATTCGATTTCATAAATTCGTGTATATTTTTCCACATAAATTCTCCATTCTGTATCATTTATTTATAATGACAAAATAAGGCCGCACGAATATCGTACGGCCCTATTATAAAGGCTAATGTGTTAAAAGTCAACTATTTGACTTTGATTTGTATTGGCTTCTCTGCCTCAGGAACTTCCTTAATCAATTTAATTGCTAAGATCCCATCAGTATAAGTAGCGTCTTTTACTTTAACGTGTTCTGCTAAAGCAAAGATTCTTTCAAATGATCTTCCTGCAATTCCTTGATGTAAGAATTCTTTCTCAACTTCGTCACCTTTCTCAGCTTTAATTCTAAGAGATGCATCTTTTAGATCGATCTCAAAGTCTTTCTTACTGAAGCCAGCGGCTGCAATTTCAATAACAAAACTTTCTTCATCAAGTTTTACAATGTTGTAAGGCGGATAGTTGCCTTGAGGTTGTGAGTGGATTTTGTCAAGACGTTTGAACATCTCATCAAATCCGATTCCGAAGGGC